AACCTTATAACCAACATCTTGTTAAGTTGAAAAAACGCCCTTGACGATGTAAAATCGTCGATGGTGTTTCTTCCACACAGCTGTATTCCGCTCGCAGTGAACGCAAGGCCCTCGGGCCGAGCTACCACGCGCGGTAACGCAGATGTTGAAGAATCTAAAATTAAGGCATTGGAGTTCTCTAGAGCACTCCGATACCTTGACGAGGTTATCAACCATGATCGGCCGTCCAGTTCTTTCGAGAACTGGTCAGCAGATTATAAATTCGAGAACCTTTGGTCTAAAAAGATAGACCTTGGGAATACTCGGAAACATAATAGTGACGCTGCCCAGTGGATCCTAAGATTTAGGACCTACTGGTACAAACGCCTCAAACCTTATAACCAACATCTTGTTAATAAGTTACTAGTAACTTCACAAGGTCGGTTAAAGTTGAAGGAAATTCTTCATTACAGTGACGCCTGCGTCTCTGGATTGATTTTGGGTTTCCCCGAGTTGCTGGTGCATGGTGACCCTTATAAGGTTACTGATGCATGGCACAATCAAATTATTTCGAATTTGCTTCAAGATTACTTCGGTTTCGAAGTAACCTTAAAACAGATTCGCAAGTATATTAGAAATTGTGGATTCCGTAAAATTCCAATTGATCTTCCCGGATTTTTGGGTCCAGGGAAATCAAGGAAATTTGGGTTTCTACAAAAACCAGTCAAGATATTAAACCGACTTATCGGTTCTAATTCAAGACAGAAAATGTTTAAGTTAATGTGTATCTCACAAACCCGCGCTGCGGGGTTGGCCTCGGCCAAACTTTGCGAGAAATCACTTAACGATTTCATTGCGGAAACATCTGAGGTTAGGCCCTTTGAGCCTAACCAAGAATTGTTAACCGCTATAAAAGAGGTTGCTGAATTCTCTCTCCATGGAGAGAAAATTGGAAGCTTCCATAATGCAAAGGTCTCAATGAGCACTTCGGCTTGCGTCGAGGTCTCAAAGGCCAAAGGGGGGAAATTCGGTTACCTACGGGGCTACCTGAAGGAAATCGGATTTCCCCCGGAAAAGTTAGTTTTAATTCCGAAGTTATCTCAGGCCTCTCAAGGCTTTGAGATAGAGGAATTCGATGAAAATCTTGACCAAGATGAAGATCCTGAGACTAGTCTAGGGACCTACATTTGGGATGAGGCATATTTCAGGTCTGTAGTTTCACCTCTAGAGGTGAAACGTTACAACCTGTGCGCAATCAGAGAACCCGGGAAGGCACGTGTCGTGACTTCTGGATCTTTCTGGAAAGATGCTCTTCTACAACCCTTTTCTCATCTGACAATAGAGTTGTTAAAGAACAATGCAATTATTACTGATTCATTTCAGGCATCGCGCCACGGTTGGCGATTCCTAGAACGAATGGAGGAAGACGAGGACCTGACTGCTTCGATTCGTCGAGGCAGAAGGGAATACGTCGGATACTGTTCGGATTGGGAAAAGGCGACCGATGCGCCGCCATTCTCTTCTGCGAGGGCTACTATGCAGCCCTTGCTAAAGGAATGTGGTTTCTCCGACTCAATTATCGAGGTTATACTCGATATTTGGGTTTCTGAGAAAATTGTAAAAATTAGGGGCCTCAAGGACCAACTTCACACCGTACGAAACGGAGTGATGATGGGGGACCCCCTTACTAAGAGCAATTTGTGTATGGCTCATGCCGTGGCAGAGCGATACGCGAAAAGCAAATGTCGTGCCGAGGGTATCACCCCCACTATCGGCGTTGCGGCCGGTAATGGAGATGACCTCGTCAATATAAACACTAATCGTAACTTCCACATATATTATGAGGAAGCTGCAATTATGTTAGGATATAAGCCATCACGTCTGGACACTTTCGAGTCAACAGACTGGCTTTTCTATTGTGAGGAGGTTTTCTGCATCCCTCAACACGGTTTACACCGTGTGAGGGCTGCACAAAAGTTCCGAAATTTTGACCTTCTACCCTATCTCGATTATCCGAGAATGAGGTTGTTGGTCGATGTACAAAAGGATCGGGAGGATTTCAGTTCTTCCACAATCGGGAAATTTACACTTCTCGGTCGTGAAATCAGCTGGATTCCTTCCAATACTGTCCAATATCAGTACTATCAGCTCGCATCTTGTATACAAGATGTGGGCTTAGACTGTCATAATTGCCCCGAATCTCATCTTCCCTCACGGCTTTTCGGCCTGGGGAAAGAAGTGATTGGAGGCACGTTAGAATCTTTTAAGAATTATTTAAACCACACTCCGGTGTGGTTTAAAAGATTTTTGAAAGAGATCATTCATGAATGGACCAGTGGAGAATGGTACTTCCTCAATTATAGAGGTTGTATCGTTCTTGGTCAAAAACATTTCGATAAAGAGTCGATCGTCGAGACCTATACGGTCCCTGAGGATCACCCAATTCGAGATTTTATTATGATCGAGAAGGATTCCCTTTTGAGGTTTCCTTCAGGTATCATCGAAAGGTTAGTGTCGAGTGGCCACCTGACTTACGAGTCGGGTATCCACAAGTACTTCCTTTTTAATGAGAGATTACGCCTGCTTTCTTCGGAAATTAGCAGTAATCATAATCTATTCCAGAGGATCAAAGTTGAGGTAACTAAGTTACCTGAACGTTCGATCCCCGACAATGTCATATTTGATTTCTTATCTACATGGCGGACTAGTCCGTTCATGATGAAGAAATTCATATATGAAGATGTGTACGATCTGGAAGCAGTTAGGGAGTTGCTCAAGAGCGACCCCCTGATGGTCCATGATTTTGCCGGGTTAGTTCCTCCGATCTTCAGCCGTATGACTGAAGCTCGGGAGTCTACCACAGAAGTTGGTCAACACTCTTTACGATTGTATCAATGGTTAAGAGAAGTTATTGACATTAATGATATGGGAGTCCCCATCGAGAGACATGAATTGATCGCAGTAGGCGCTGAACACGCATACCTTGGTCAACCTACGTCTCTTGTTGAGGATGATCCTGTAATTGTGAGAGACATCTGTTACGCTAGTAGTCTAGTAGTAGCACTTGTCTCCGACGATCTGAAATTATATAACTTATGTAGACATAAGGCATATGATCGGATCATTGTACGGATCCCTTGCGCCGATTGGGTTGCTATCGCTAGCGACCCGATTGAACGCTACAGGATATTTTGGGAAAGACAGAATCCAACAACTGTGTTTGTTGATTCCGGTTCTATCCTAGGATATAGTGAGAAGACGTCTCGTCCAGAGAATAAAAATCTGGACGTGACATTCACTTATAATTGGACTGCACCTATTCCGACTTTTGTTCCTCAGACCAAAAGAAGGTTTAAACGCGGACAAGACGCATCTTTGACTCCTGACTTGGTTACAAGTTATGGGTCTCCAATGGATAAATTAAGGATGAGGGAGTATTTGACTAGTCAAGTACTCCCTCCCCTTTTACATAAATCGGAACCTGATCCCGAGATTGTAACCTATGGGTTAGAATCTCGAGATGTTGCTCCTGCATAGACCTTATCACGCTCCTAGGAGTGAGTGACGGCCTATAAGTAGGGCGACTTCCACGGTTATTCGATAACAAATACGCATCTGCAATGCAGTAGGTGGTGAGGGAGCGGGTTTAACCGCCTGCTCTCCGACCCATCTGCTTGCATATCCGTGCGTGGAAGTTT